CTTGAATTAGTAGCGCCTGCTCCTTGATAAAAACTAAATTCTAGGAAACTACTGGTTCCAATAGTTTTTCCTGATATAGATGGAATAGTGTAAGTGTAAGAAAAACGTGTCCACGAAGTTGTAATGCTTGCACTACCTATTCCAAAACCATTTGCAGTTGAACCTCCTGAACCAAAATTTTGAGTACCTTCAACACTTGCTGTAATTGAAGTACTTGCCTTTGCCCAAAAAGAAAATGTAACTGTTTGCCCTGCAAAACTCTGTACGTTTTCTATTCTTTGGCGAAATTGCCAAGCGGTTGCAGTAGCAAAATTAGTAAGACGAGCAAAGTACTGCCCCTCATATCCTGCTACTGGTGCGGTTCCTGGAGTAAAAGTCTGACGCGTTGCAGTTCCAGCAGTTCCCGTACCATATGCAGCAAACATAAATCTATCGGCGCAGTAAGTATCTACGGCGCTAGTAAGAGTAAATGAAGTTCCACGTTGCCAGTTAGAAAAATCAGCATTTATGAACTTATTCTTACCAGCAGCAAAGTTTGCCTGATAGCGCAAGCCTGTTGAAGTGGAACTATCTGCTACAATTTGCTCCCCATCGTTTCCCACAGCCAATCTTGCTGGTGCTGTGGAGTAACCGAATAGGTCACCCTTTGCTGTTAACGGCGAGTTAGCCGTTGTTGGAACTCTGCCTGTAGCCATTAGTTGCCTCCTGGTTGTGCTGGAAATACTGCTTCTTCTGCTAGACCAGCCTGTGCTGGTAAGTCTCTGAGTGCTTGGCGATATGTAGCCCAAGCCACCTTGTCAGTTGGTGCATCTGAGTGCATTGTCCAGTCGGACGCAGCAAGTTGGGCGTTACGCCATAACTTTATTTGTTCCCACTTTTGCTCATTTGTTGCATCTGGAAAGTTAAATGTAAATGTCATAATTACGCCGCCTGATAACTAAAGTAAGCCTCAATGATGTCGCCTGTTCCAAAAGTAAAAGGCACAGTCGAACTTGTATTGCCAAAAGTTGCATAAGTACCCGAGGCAATTTCGGGAACAATTGCAAAAGCAGATGCAGCGTCTTGTTTAACCGCGCCTAAGTAGGCGGCAACACCAGCATCCTCGTAATAAACACGACCGACAATTCGAGATGGCATAACAACACCTGTTATTGGTCCACCAATTTGCACAAAACCACTCGGAAATGATGTTGTTGAGCCAACAACTAATTGCATTGAAACTGTAACCAATTTTCCGACCTGACAATATTTGGCGGTAATAGTTGCATTACCAACAGTAATTCCTGCCCAAGTTGGTGTGTATGTTGTCCAAGCACCTGCGTATTTCAATCCAGTTGCTTCACCGCTGGCAGCCGATAGGACTAAATCGTTTGCGCCAACTGCCAGTCTTGCTGGGGTATCGTTGGCAGTAGCCGTCAGTAAATCCCCTTTAGCATCAAAGATGGTCGGCTGGATACCACCTTCAATTACAGGTATGCGTCCAACTGTCATTTATGATAACTCGCTTCCGAAAGCATTGAATGAGAATGTTGCTGCTGAGGCGTAGACTGTGATCACATCTGCAGCTCCCAGAGTCACACCTAGTGTCAGGGTGTCTGTAGCGTTACCAGGTAGAGATACGTCATAGGCGATGTACTGGTTTGCAGCCAAGGTAGCTCCTGCCACACGGACCGCAATACGGTATGTGCCAGCAGTAGCTGTCTGGTTGGTTACAGTGATTGTAGAGACGATTGCTTGTGTTGCAGATGGTACGGTGTAGAGCGTTGTTGCAGTCGTTGCCGCTGGGTTAGATTGCCCTAACACCTTGTAATTTGTTGGCATTTATTTTTTTCCTTTACTGTAGTGTTTTGGTTTCTTATCCACCCATTAAAAGCAAGCTGCTGACAGTTCCACCAGAACTGCCTGTTAGCCCATTTTCAAAGTTGGTTAGATCATATGATGAAAGTACGTGCTTGACGGATGCACCTGCGGTGTGCGCCACTGCAGATGTACCAGCTTGGCCACGCACAATGGTCATCGTATCAGATGACTGGTTAGTGATAAATACAATTTCTTCGTTGATAGTGTCAACATCAATAGCAACGGTGAAGATGTCTGTGTTGCCTGGAGCAAGAGTTATACCACCCATAAGAGCAGTACCTGTACCACTGGCAACAAGCATAGATGTCGCACCACTGGTAGTAATAGCATTTTGTAGTGTTGTTTCAACGCTAGTAGATGAATAGAGACTGGCCATTGGTTTTCCTTATCGGGTGTAGTGAATACGGATCGGGTACTTGTCTGCCAACTTGAGTGCTTCTTCATTGAGTCGTTGCTGGTATAGAGCAAAGATGTAACGAGATGCAGCAGCACCTGCAGATGATGGTAACTTACTGTCGTTTAGATCAGCCTCAGCACTAGAGAGATTGATTCGTCCAGCGTCAAGATAAGACAGTAACTTGTATGATGCTCCGAGTACGACAACATCCTTACAAGAATCAGGTAGACCAGTAACGTCAGCAAAATCATCTGTGTTGGCATCAAGAGTGTTTGGCGTGGCTGTGTACCATACTTGAATAGTACGACCAGGTTGTACGTTCTCATAGATATTAAGTGTATTGTTTGTATTGAAGGTAGCAGCGTTTGCCATACCATCTAAGCGCCAGCGATTTACTGGTAGCCATTCCTGGCTAGAACCTGTTGTCTGCCAAGAGATAAATAAGACACCTTCAACATCATCTGGCAATGGGTATGTGACCTGAGATGCGTTAAAAGTAAATGTATAAGAGTTAATAATCCAGAGCTTAGGATAGAAACTGTTGATTGTATCGTTGATAGCCTTCTTAATGTTGTTACGTGGGAAGGTTGGAGATAGAGTTACTTGTGCATACTGTGCGTGAGGTGATGCTGTAGTTCCTTGGTATCCACGACCAAAGCCTGGGATAACGTTGAGTGTATTGCTAGCTGGTGCGAAGTTATCAATCCAGATTAACTCATCATCAATTTCGATGATGCCTTTAGCAAGGTTACCTCCAGAGCCAACAGTAATCTGTGTGCTAGTGGTGGTTAGACCAGAAGGGTTTGCAACGTAAGTGATGCGATCTTGGCGCAGGGCGTAGCCTTGCAGGTTAGCCTTGACCTCATCTACTAGGTCGTTTAGTGTTGGCATTATTTCCTCTCATACCAGCCATCTCCCCACAACGTAAGGAGTCTTGCAAAATATTGTTCATACTGTGGTGCTATAGCATCTAGCGAATACAAGGACACTGCTCGCTTATGTATTGCTACTGGGTCTAAACTCTTTACCCACTCTGTAGCTACTGCAAACTCCATTGCATTTCTGCAACGATATCCAGTAACACCTTGTGGATTAGTTTCTGTAAACGCTCCCCAGTCTGTGGTAATCGTTGGAGTTCCACAGGCTTGTGCTTCGATAACAACGTTACCGAAAGGTTCTATGTATAGCGTTGGTGCAAACAAGGCGATAGCACCGCCCATTAACTTTGCTCGCTCTTCAGGACCGACAGGTCCTACCCATTCGCCATACTCGACTTTAGGATCTTTGCCAGGACCTGCAAGGATAAGTTTCAAACCCATCTCTTTGCATACGTGCTGGGCAATTCCGATACCTTTGCGATCTACCATACGTCCAACGTAGAGGTAGTAATCTTCTTTCTTTTCTTGCAGCGGAAACATCTCTGGTTCTAAGTAACCAGGAATAACCGCATCATAGAAGTTGCCATCTACCATCGTTGGGTTCTTAAACATTGCATAGATGCTGTGCATCCAAGCGTATGATTCAAAGACCTTGTACTTGCTAAATACTCCACCGTAACCCACACCAAATTCTACGCTGATGTGGTTGGGGTAAGCCTTAGCGATTGGTTCTTGTGATGCACCGCCGATAAGACAGATAAAATCTTTTTGCTCTAGGCGCTTGCCTAGTTCTTCGATAGCCTTGCCATTAAAGATCTGCCAGTGTGGTAACTCATTATTAAACTCAGCCTCTGTAAAGTGTTTACCAGCTAGAGCTTCTTGCTGTTGCTCTTTAGTGATGCAGGTAATGAGTTCATCTACTGGTGCTTCGTTATCTTCACTAGCATAGAGATAGACCGTGTGGCCTAACCCTTTCATCATCATACAAAAGCGTCTAACCTTTTCGGTATAAGCACAGTTGACGTAATCTTTAGTTGTCTGTGTATGGGGCAGGCTGATAACGTGGAATCTCATACGAGAAGTCTACATACCACCCAAGAATAAGGCTACGGGGATGGCATCTGCTCCTGGGCCTGTCGCTCCAGTCGCACCTGTTGGACCAGTTGCTCCAGTGGTACCTGTTGGACCTGTGGGACCTGTAGGTCCCGTTGCTCCATTTGTACCAGCAGGACCAGTAGCCCCGACAGGACCAGTGGCACCAGTAACACCAGTAGGTCCAACATCTCCAGTTACTCCTTGCGTTCCTGTAGCTCCAATAGGCCCTGTAGGGCCTGTAGCGCCCGTAGCGCCTGCATCGCCTGTAACTCCTTGTGGTCCTGTGGCACCTGTGGCACCAACGGGTCCTGTGGCACCTGTAGGTCCTACGACACCAGTTGATACAATAGCAACAATAATTTGATGGTTATTAGCAAATCCAGTTGTACCAGTTCCTGCAGATGTAGATAGGGTTACTGGAATCTCAATGTAATCAACTTGCATTGTTGGCGTAGCAGATACTGTCCACTTTTGATAATTGCCAGAGTTGTTCTTGTCTTGTACAAAGATAACATCACTGGTCTTAATTAAAGCCAAGAAGATATCAATATCAACACCATCATCGTTAAGATGATTGATGTTAATTTGTGTAGCAGAAATCTGTGTAGCATTGTTCCATAACAAATCGCCACTTCCAGGATTACCAGATGTAGCACTTGTATTTGTTCTGTAATCGTAATAGTTGGCTGATCCACCATCGGCACCTGTAGCACCAGTTGGTCCAGTAGCACCAGTTGCACCGACTGGTCCTGTAGGACCTGTCGCACCTGCTGGACCTGTAGCACCTATTACACCTGTTGGTCCAACGTCACCTGTAACACCTGTTACGCCTGTGGCACCTTGTGGGCCAGTCGCTCCCGCAGGTCCTGTCGGACCTGTTGCTCCTGTTGCTCCAGTTGTGCCAGTTGATCCCGTAGGTCCAGTAGCTCCCGTGACTCCTGTAGCGCCAACAGGTCCTGTTGCACCTGTTGCTCCCGCATCGCCCGTTGGGCCTGTAAGTCCTGTGGGTCCCGTAGCTCCAATAGGACCCGTGGCA